AATATGGTTCAATATTTAGAACAGCTACTAAAATTGATTTAATAGGAAATCATATAGACTTTCCTTTTGACCAACCTTTAAAAATTACAGAAAAAACAGATTTAGAGGTTAGAGCTATTTGTTCTAAAAATCAAAATAATGCAATAGCAGCAACTTTTGAAGGAATATTAATAGATAACGCTTAATTATGGCAGAGCGAAAAAGAGCAAAACCTATACGCAGAACAACCAAAGGCAAAGGCGCTAACTATAGACCTACCAAGTCCGGGGCTGGTATGACTAAAAAGGGTGTTAGAGAATATCGTAAAAAAAATCCCGGATCTAATTTAAAAACTGCTGTAACAGGCAAAGTTAAAAAAGGAAGCAAGGATGCTAACAGACGTAAGTCTTATTGCGCTAGATCACTTGGACAACTTAAAAGAAGTTCAGCTAAAACTAGGAACAATCCTAATTCAAGAATACGTCAAGCAAGACGAAGATGGAAATGTTAAATGGCTAAAGTAAAAAGCAAAGGAAAAATATGTGCAAAAGGAAAAGCTTGGGCTAAAAGAACTTTTGATGTGTATCCTAGTGCATATGCTAATTTAGCAGCATCTAAATATTGCAAAGATCCAAACTATGCAAAAAAATCTAAAGCAAAAAAAATGAAAGAAGGTGGGCTTGTTAATATAAAAGGACAAGGCATTGTATTAAAAGAAAGACTTAGATAATGGGACAATTACAAACATGGCTTGACGAAAAATGGGTAGACATATCTCGTAAAGTAAAAGGAAAGCATCCTAAGTGTGGTAGAAATAAAGCTAGTAAAGGCGGCTATCCAAAATGTGTACCAAAAAAGAAAGCAGCTGAAATGTCTGCATCAGAAAAGAAAAGCGCAGTTCAAAGAAAGAGAGCTGCTAATAATACTGGACCAAAACCAACCAATGTTAAAACTATGAAAAACGGTGGAGAGGTGAGGAGAATTGCTAGAGGTTGTGGTAAAGTAATGAGCAACAGAAGAAAAAGAACCAAATATTCATAATGGCATTATCAGGAACAACAGACTTTGAACCAAACGTAGCTGAATTCGTAGAGGAAGCATTTGAAAGATGCGGCCTAGAACTTAGAACTGGCTATGATTTAAAAACTGCAAGACGGTCTATTAATCTTATGCTTGCTGAATGGGCTAACCGTGGTCTTAATCAGTGGACAATAGAACAAGCAACACAAACAGTTACTGAAGGTCAAAACGATTACACATTAAATTCTAATGTTATTGATATATTAGATTGTTCAATCAGAAGAAACACTGATGGAACTGATTTAGATCTTCAGATGTCTAGAGTTAGCAGAAGTGAGTATTTAAATATACCAACCAAGTCTACCAAGTCTAGACCTTCTCAATTTTTTCTAGACAAGCTAACAACTCCTGTTTTAAAAATATGGCCAGCTCCAGAAAATTCAACTGATGTTTTAGTTTTTAACAAGCTAGTAAGGATGGATGACGCTGATGCCGGGACTAATACCATGGATATGCCTTTTAGATTTTATCCCTGTTTTGCAGCTGGACTTGCATATTACATTGCAATCAAGAAAGCTCCTGACAGAGTTGGCATGTTAAAACAAATGTACGAAGAAGAGTTTGAAAGAGCTCTATCACAGGACGAAGATCGAGCTTCATTTAGAATAGCTCCATACAGACAAGGGTACTAATATGGCATACGCTACAGGCAAGTATGCGATAGCACAATGCGATAGATGTGCTTTTGAATATCCTCTTAATCAATTAAAAAAAGAATGGAATGGTCTCAAGACTTGTCCAGAGTGTTGGGAACCTAAACATCCACAGCTAGAGCCACTTCCTCATGTAATGGATCCAGAAGCTTTATATGAGCCTAGGCCTAATACAGATAAAGAAGTAGGCGAAGGATATGTGGTGGTCATCTATACAAATATTTACGAACAACACTACATGAGCTCAGATATCATAGGAACAAATTTTCTAGTTCCTGAAATGACAGGTGCTGTTGGAGAGGTTACAATTACAACATCATGACGTTAGCTGAATTAAAAACTTTAATACAAGATTATGTACAAAATAGCGAAACTACTTTTGTTAATACTCTTGATGACATAATTAAAAATACAGAAGAAAGAATATTTGAACTTGTTCAGTTTGATTATTTTAGAAGAAACGTACAAGGATCTATGACTGCTGGTTCTAGGTTTTTAACAGCCCCGGATGATTTTGAATTATCTTTTTCTTTGTCTGTTATAGACAGCAATGGAGACTATCATTACCTTGACAAAAAGCATCCTAGCTTTATGCAGGAATATACACCAGATCCAACAGATTCATCAGCAAGAGGATTACCATTGTATTATGGTGACTTTGATAAAAATTTAAATACTGGATTACAAGAGTCAAGTTTAATTATTGCTCCAGTTCCAGATCAAAACTACACAACTGAATTACATTATTTATATAAACCTAATTCTTTGGTAACAGATACAAGTGGAACTTGGATATCAGAACATGCAAGAAATGGATTATTGTATGGCTGTTTAGTAGAGGCTTATACATTTATGAAAGGTGATCCTGATATGATGACCTTATACGAAAACAGATTTCAACAAGAAATGGCTAGGTTGAAAAACAAAGCTGAAGCAAGAGGAAGGAGAGACGAATACAGATACGATTCGCTTAGAACAACGGTTACATAAAGGAGAGAGAAAATGAAACCAATCAAGAAACTTGAAGGTAAGACTGTGGCTATTGTCGGAATGGGCAAGAGCTGGTTTGATTATAATTTAGCAAAATCACATGGCTCGCACTTTGATGAGGTTTGGGCTATCAATGCAGTGGCATCTGTTATTTACCATGACAGAGTCTTTATGATGGATCCAGCATCTAGATTTTTAGATAGCGATGATGCCGGGGGTCAAACTGATAGTATGGCTAAACTTCTTACTGAACATCAAGGTCCAATTTATACATGTGAATTAGATGATCGTTGTCCTGGCCTAGTTGAATATCCTATTGATGAAGTCTTAGCTGGATGCGGATCCCACTATCTAAACAATACTGTTGCTTATGCAGTAGCTTTTGCTTTATGGAATAAGGTCGGCAAAATTAAAATGTTTGGAATTGATTTTAGTTATAAAGGCAATTTGCATTTTGCTGAAGCAGGCAGAGCTTCTGTAGAGTTTTGGTTAAGCAAAGCTATGTTTAATGGTATTCAAGTTGAGGTTGCTTCTAGTAGCTATCTTCTTGATACAGCTGTTCCAGCTGATGAAAAGCTTTATGGCTATCATCGTTTAGATGATCCTTTGGTTGTTATTACAGATGAGAAAGGAGTTTTAATTGCTAAAAAAAGAAGTCAGCTACAACAATTTAAACAAGAACAAGCTCCTGTTTTAATAGACAGGAACGACAGTCACCTTAAAAAAAATAAAGTAGGAGAGCCAAAAAAATGGTAATGAGTTATAACGCTGGACCTGAGTTAGGAACAATTGAAGTACATACAACAGAAGAAGGAGGCCACCCAGTTGAATTTTGGTCTAACCTTTGTATAGAAAGAATTGTGCAAGTAAGTCAAGAAGCGCCAGAAGAAGTTCAAAATCAAGTAAAAGAGTACAAAGACAATATTCAAAAAGTTATTGAACAATATATGCAAAATGCTATAAAATCTGATAGGATTACAATTAATAATCAATTAGATAAAGCAGGTTTAAAAGAAGCCTCTGATTTAATTAGGAAACTATAATTATGGCAATTACATCAACACTTACAACAAGTTTTAAAGTTGAGCTTTTAAAAGGCAATCATGATTTCGATACTGGAGCTGATACTTTTAAACTGGCTTTGTATACTTCATCAGCAACTTTAGGTGCTACCACTACTTCGTTTACTACTACTGGAGAAGCATCTGGTACTAACTATACTTCAGGTGGAGCTGATCTAACAAATGTAACTCCAACAAGTTCTGGAACAACAGCTTTTACAGACTTTGCTGATTTAACTTTTGGTACAGCTACTATTACTGCTAGAGGTTGTATGATTTACAACAGCTCTGATGCAAATAAGTCAGTAGCAACAATTGACTTTGGTGGTGATAAAACATCTACCGCTGGAGACTTCACTATTGTATTCCCGGCAGCAGCAGCTTCTACAGCGATTATAAGAATCGCCTAGCCTTAAATGGCTTTTCTTAATGGTTGGGGTCGAGGCACTTGGGGTGAACTCGAGTGGGGCGAAGGCTCTATACCTGTCACTCTTACTGGCCTATCCGCAACATCAGCCTTAACAGCACCTGGAGTAAACGGACAAGCTGTCGCAGCAGTAGCTGGTATTACAGCAACACTAGGCGCAGTTTCAGTCACAATCAACGCAGATGCTAATGCTACTCCAGCAGGTTTAGCTGTTTCTGCCACGCTACCGCCATCAGCAAATGAATGGACAGCTAATAACGGAGCAGCCATTTCT